TAGAAGAAGCTAGGCTTACAATGCCACACGACCAGTACGAACAGGAATTTGAATGTAGCTTTCAAGCCGCAGTTTCAGGAGCTTACTACGGAAAACAAATACAGAAGGCTGAAAAAGAAAATAGAATTACTGATGTTGAATATGATTCTACTGTTGATGTTGAAACATGGTGGGATTTAGGAATAGGAGATTCAACTTCAATATGGTTTGCACAAAGAGTTGGAACTGAAGTTAGATTAATAGATTACTTAGAAGCTGATGGTGAATCATTAGCGTACTATGCAAATGCATTAGAAGAAAAAGGTTATAACTATGGTAGGCACATTGCACCACACGATATTACAACAAGAGAATTAGGTACAGGTAAATCAAGACTTGAAGTTGCTTATGAATTAGGATTAGATTTTGAGGTATGCCCTCGACTAGCAGTAGATCATGGTATTGAAGCTGTAAGAAATAGTTTAGATAACTGTTGGTTCGATAAAAATAAATGTAAATATGGTATTGATTGTTTGCGACAATACCGTAAACAGTTTGATGATAGAATGCAGACATTTAAAAATAAACCTCTACACGATTGGGCTTCCCATGCAGCCGATAGTTTTAGATATGGTTGTTCTGTTGATGGACCAACAAGAACTGACTGGACTAAACCAATGAGTATAGATACAAGATATATAGTTTAAGGAAAAATATGGCAAAAGGTAAGACACTAGATGAGTTTAAGATCTCAGCTTTACTTGGAGAACAAATAAGAAACAGTTATGGTTTTTATGAATCAGAACTAACAGCAAGTAGAAAAAAAGCTAATGAGTATTACTTTGGTGAAGCATTTGGTAATGAGATTGAAGGTAGATCACAAGTAGTATCTACAGATGTAGCAGATACTATTGAGTCTATATTACCCCCATTGCTAAGAATATTTACTGCATCAGATAATATTGTAAGAGTAGAACCAGTTGGGGAAGAAGATGTAGCTATAGCAGAACAAGCTACTGATTATCTTAACCACATATTTAATAAAGATAATGAAGGCTTTGTTACATTATACACAATGTTCAAAGATGCTTTGTTACAGAAGAATGGTATATGCAAAGTATACTGGGATGATTCTTCTAAGGTAGATAGAGAAACATACGAGAAATTATCTGAAGATGAGTTCACTATGTTAATAGAAGAAGATGGTGTAGATGTTGTAGAACATACTGAATATGAAGATGATGCGTTTATTAAACAAAAGAAAAAACAAGAAGATGAACTTAATAAACTTCCTGACACACCACAGATTCTTTTAGTACAAGAAGAAATTAATAAAATTAAAATTCCTATGTTGCATGATGTAGTAATAACTAGAACTCAAACATTTGGTAGAGTTAAATTTGAAGCTATACCACCAGAAGAATTTCTTATTGAACGCCAGGCTAAATCTTTAAAAGATGCAAACTTTGTTTGTCATAGAGTACCTACTACAAGAAGTAACTTGATTGAAATGGGTTTTGATTATGATAAAGTTTATGCACTACCTAGTGAAAATAAAGAAAGATATAATACAGAAAGATCTACAAGATATAGAAACATTGATGATGATTATGATAGATCAGTAGGTGATGCTTCAACAGAAGAAATAATTATTTATGAGTCATATATTAGAATGGATGCTGATGGTGATGGTATTGCAGAACTAAGAAAGATTACAAGCGCAGGCGACAATGGTTATTCAATCCTTGATAATGTTCCTGTAGATTCACATCCTTTCTGTTCTCTTACACCTATTATAGTACCACATAGATTCTATGGTAGATCAGTAGCAGAGTTAGTAGAAGATATTCAATTAATTAAATCTACTGTTATGAGACAAGTACTAGATAATATGTACTTAACAAACAATAACAGAGTAGCAGTTATGGATGGTCAAGTTAATCTTGATGATCTATTAACAAATAGACCAGGCGGAATTGTAAGAACTAAATCCGCACCTAGTCAAGTTATGATGCCATTGCAAAACCAAGCATTAACTAGCCAGGCATTTCCTTTATTATCATACTTAGATACTATTAAAGAAGAACGAAGTGGTATCACTAAATACAATCAAGGAATGGACACAGACAGTTTAAATAAAACTGCATCAGGTATTAATACTATTTTATCTCAATCTCAAATGAGACTTGAATTAATTGCTAGAGTATTTGCTGAGACTGGAGTCAAAGATATATTTAAAAAGATGTTTGAATTGGTTGTGAAGTACCAAGACAAAGAACGTATTATTAAAATTAGAAATAATTTTGTTCCAATGAATCCTATGGAATGGAGAAATAGATGTAATGTTTCTATACATGTAGGATTAGGAACTGGTTCAAGAGATCAACAGCTTAGTATTCTTAATGCAATACTTAGACAACAAATAGAAGCTATTAAGTTACAAGGATCTCCTGCTGGACCAATAGTTAATCTAAATAATATCTACAATACTTTAGCTCGTATAATTGAAAATGCTGGGTTGAAAGATGTAGGTTCTTACTTTACAGATCCAAAAACTGGTATGGCAAATATGCCACCGCCACAACAAAAACCGCCATCAGAATTTGAAAAAGTATCACAGATTCAAACACAGCAGAAAGCTGCTGAAGCTCAGATGCAATATGAAAATAGAATGCGTGAGATTGAATTAAGATATCAAAAAATGATGCTTGACTTTGAAGCTAAAATAAAAGAACTTGAAATGAAGTATGAGTCTGATATAGACGAGAAAGCTATCAAACGTGAAGCAATGGAAATGAAAGGTATTTCAGAATCCAATAAAACTATGCTTGATGCTGCAACGAAACAATTATTGCAACCACAACAACCACAAGGAATGAGTGTAGAAATAGATGTCGAACCTGGATCAAGAAAGTAATAGAGGCGTTAAAGCTAAACAAATCTTAGAAAACGAATTATTCGAAGAATCTTTTAAAGTATTAAAGAAATCTTACGAAGAAGCAATATTTCAAACTGGACCTAATGACGAACTTGCAAGGACTAAGATCTACCTTGCTTATCAAATATTAGGAAAGTTTGAGAGCCATTTCCGTACTGTTATGGAAACTGGTAAACTTGCAGAGAAACAATTACAGGATCTCCGCAAGAACAAATAGCATCACCCATTACGGAATGCTTATATAACACCAACCACAAAGGAGTGTACAATGTCAATAAATTCTCAAAAGAGTTTAAACACAGCAACAGAAACTTTAAAGGGTCTGATGCAAGGAACAACCGAAACAACTCAACCTACAGAAGAAGCTGCTCCAGTAGCGGAAGCACCAATAGTAGAACAACCTGTAGATGAAATTGTTGAGGAAACTTCTGAAGCTATTGAAGCAACAGAAGAAGTAACTGAAGAAGTTACAGATGAAGCTGAACAAGATATTAATGAAAGTTCTGAGGAGCAACCTTCATATACTGTCAAAGTTGATGGTAGTGAAATGGATGTTACCCTAGATGAACTACTTCGAGGGTATTCAAGAGAAGCTGATTATACACGCAAAACGTCAGAATTATCTTTAGAGAAATCAAAGGTTAATGACATGATGCAACAATCTCAATCCGAGATAAATCAAAAATTGTCTAAACTAACTGAGCTTACTTCAATGGCTCAAGGACAACTACAAGCAGAGTATAGTAATATAGACTTTGAAAAACTTTATGAAGATGATCCAGTAGAAGCAGCTCGACTTGAACACAAGATGAGAAAGCGTTCTGAGAATCTACAACAAATTCAGGAAGAAACAAAAGCTAATCAAGCAAACGAATTTGCTAAATATGTTGGTGAACAACAAGCTAAAATTTCTACACTAATACCTGAGTTTAATGATCCTGCAAAGGCTTCCAAACTTAAATCAGATATGAGATCATATCTTTCTAAGTTAGGTTATGGCGATCAAGAAATAAATAGTGTTTATGATGCAAGACAAGTCTTGTTAATTAAAGATGCTATGACATATGATCGTTTAAAAAAGTCTAATGTTAAAGTTACAAAGAAAGTATCACAAGCTCCTAAAGTAGTTAAAGCTGGTGTAGCTACGAATAAAGCAGATCAGTTATCACAGGCAAGAAAAGATAAACTAAATCGTCTTAAGAAATCTGGCAATGTTAAAGACGCTGCAAGGATTTTTAAAGACTTTCTTTAAACTAATATAAGGAGACCATAACATGGCACAACCAAGCGAAACGTTTGACACGTATGACGCCAAAGGTATTAGAGAAGATTTAGCGGATGTTATTTACAATATCAGCCCTGAAGATACTCCAATCCTTTCTGCTATCCCTAGAGCGGTAGCAACCTCAACTTCACATGAATGGCAGACTGATGCACTAGCTGACGCTGCTGCAAATGCTGTTATTGAAGGTGATGAAGCAACTACTGATGCTGTTGCTGCAACTGTAAGAGTAAAGAACTTTACACAAATTCAAGATAAAGTAATCGTTACTTCTGGTACACAGACTGCAGTTGACGCTGCTGGTAGAGCAGACGAAATGGCATATCAAATTGCTAAAAAATCTAAAGAACTTAAGAAAGATATGGAGTTCGCTCTTATCAAAGAAAACGTATCTGTTGCAGGATCTGCAACTGCTGCGAGAGAAATCGGTTCTTTTGCTACGTGGATTGCAACCAACGGAGATGCCGCTGGTGCTTTATCTACTGGCTTTAATGCATCAACAGGACTTACTGCTGCACCAACTGGTGGAACAGATAGAGACCTGACTGAAACAATACTTAAGACTGTTATTAAAGAAGTTTACAGTTCTGGCGGAGACCTAGATATGCTAGTAGTTCCACCTGCTGTTAAACAAGTAATATCTGGTTTTAATGCTAACACAACTAGATTTGGTCCTGCTGAATCTCGTACTGAGTATGCTGCTATTGACGTATATAGCTCAGACTTTGGCGACATTCAAGTTGTACCGAATAGAGTTATGGCTTTGACAAATGACAAAGCTTGTTTCTTAATCCAAAGTGATATGCTTGCGGCTGCATACTTGAGAGATTTCCAAGTAGCAGACCTTGCTAAAACTGGTGACTCAGAGAGAAAACAACTATTAGTTGAATGGACTCTTGAGATGAGAAATGAAAAAGCACATGGTGTTATTTTAGATATCAACCAATAAGACTAATTAGGGGAGGCTTCGGTCTCCCCTTTTATTTATAAGGAAAGAACATGAAAGCTCCAACAACATTTAAAATGGGTGCAACGCAAACTGTAGCTGTAGGTACATCATCTGCTGCTTCTAATGCTATTGACGCAAATACTAGAGAAGTAAGAATTGTTACAACAGTTGATGCTTATGTAGCTATTGCTGCAGCACCGACTGCTTCTTCATCATCATTTATTTTACCAGCATTTACTGTTGAGTATTTTAGAGTATCTGGTGCTGATAAAGTAGCTGTACTAAGAGTAGGCTCTGTAACAGGAACTGCAAGAGTAACTGAACTAAGTCAATAATGAGACCATTATCTATATCAATACGAAGTCAAGATAGGTATCGTAATCGTAGGACAGATGTACCTAATGATGCCATGAACCTTGAAGATTTATCATATCTATTATTAGAAACAGGAGACAATATCATACGAGAAGATGGTGTTGGTGTTTCATACTTTACTGATACTCCTATTCAGAACTAATGACATTTGAAGAATTAGTTAAACTATTAAAAGAAAAAGAGCATAGCTCTGAACAACAAAAAAAGAACAAACAAAGAACGAAATTTAGAAAGAGGATAACACATGGCTGATAGTAAGATTAGTGCATTGACAGCTTTAACAACTGCTGCTGCTGCAGATGTACTACCTATAGTAGACACAAGTGCAACTGCAACTAAAAAAA